CTTCCTCTTGTTTACGAGCATAAACACTATACATGAAATAACATGCTACAGCAAAGCCAGCGAACATGGCAAACAGTACAAAGTTTCGCAAGGCATGTGATTCCTCTACAGCCTCAATCTTTGCTACCTGAGGTGTAATTGCTTGCTTGAGCTTTTGCACTGAACCTTCAGGTGCAAAGTCAAGAGTTGGGTTCAAGCCAGTAGCGATATTCAACGCCTTCTGTGCCTTCTCAAGATTACCGAGACCTGCTTGTGCTTGTGCCATTGCATAAAATGCTTTGGCTGATTGAGGGTGATTCTTCACAATCACTTCCAAGCCTGCTTCTGCCGCGGCATAGTTTTTTTGTTGAATGAGACCCTCGATCTGGTCAAACGATGCCTCTGCAAATGCCTGAGTAGCAACGAGGGCTAGTAACATTAAAAGTTTACGCATAAAAACTCCTTTGTTTTGCGTTTCTGAAAGTTATATTATACAACCGAAATGATTAATTGTCAAGCCCTAAGAGTTCACGTTCCTCGTCATTCAACAATTCACGAACCTTACGTTGTGCCTCTTTCCTGACATTGGACTTGCGGTCTTGTTCAGCCAAAAAGTCCTTGTAGTATTGTACTTCTGCTTCTACCGTTTCCATATTGTCATAAACATCTTGACGATAGTTAGACAATACATCAGGCAAGACCCACTCAGTGTTCCAATTGCTACGGGTGTCTTCACTCATAAACACATAGGAATTGTCGTCATAACGCTTGACACGAGGCATTGACCACAATGTAGCAAATTCAAACACCAGGCGAGTTAATCGTTGTTGATACTGAGCAACAAACTTGGCACGAAATGCCTCACGCTCTTGTTCCAAACGTTCTTCTCGTTGTGCTTTTGTTTCTCGTGCCATTTTCAACTCCTGTTATCAACTGAATATGACTATATTATATGCCCAAAACGATTTATTGTCAAGTACTAATAAAGTACTACCTTTTCTTCAAACTCTTTAGCTGTTAAAACTTCAGGGAATTGTAGCTTGAACCACGTTGCGATAGCTTCGTTATACATGACAAAATCAACAAAATCTTCGGTGTCATCGTGCCAATACCAAGTCCATGTTGTTTGGTCGTATGAGCATTTGCCAAAGTTCTTTTCGAGCCAGTCCCACTTTTTCAGCATGTCATTGTAGCCTTTAGTACCGCTACGGTCAATTACGAATGTAATCATCAATGTCCCATCCGTTCAGGGTTAAGTTGCCAACTCATTTCATTGTGTTCAATGCAACATTGTTCCACATCAAAGAGGATTACTTTAAGTTCATTGATATTAATAGCAAGGAACTTGGCAACTGTACTAAGTGCAATATCTTCGCCATCACGCAACCCAACAAAGGTTCGTTCTTTTTGAATGGCTTCCAAGTAGGCTTCCTTGCCCTCGATTGTCTTTTTCAAATTGTCACGTACTGTATAGATATTCATTTTACCACCTTGAAAAGTTGAACTTCTTCACCGAAGACTGTCACAGCAAAGCCACGAGCTTTAGAATTAGTTGGTTTACGGAAGCCAAACATCTTAGTACCTTTGACCACTTCAAAATTCCAACTTGTGAATGTTAGAATTACCATGAACACAATCAAAACGATTGACAGGGGCCAAATCAAACCCAACACAAACACAGTGCTACAGTTTTCATGTGGTGAACGTAGAGCAAACATACCCATCAACACAATCATACCGATCACATACATCGTAAGCAAATCCATTTTCAACTCCTGTTATCAACTGAATATGACTATATTATATGCCCAAAACGATTATTTGTCAACCGTTTTAAAATGTAATACTAAGTATTACAAATATCGTTTCGTTTTCTTGTTGTACCCAATCTTTTGATAGAAGTCCCACACACCTTTACACACGGGCACAGTGTTAATGTCAACACCAAGGTCATCAAGGTATTCTTTGATAGGTCGACCTGTAACTTGCTCACCGCAGTATTTGATTGTGCGAGAATAATCTAACCAGTTCATGCCATTTTTCATCTTGCCTGTTCCCGCTTCAGGGTACGCACGTTTCAATTCACGGTCACGAAACCATGTGAATGAAATACACTGAGGATAGAAGTTGGGTTCATTTGGGGTTGGCATTTCAACAATGAAAAACTTACCGTAGTCACCAGACTGGCGATTTGCTTCATGTAGTTCCATTAAATGTTGTCGCATCAGTTAATCCCCTTCGCTAACAGATATCCCAAGGTGGCCATTGCTCCTAACATTCCGAAAGCAGTAATAATTATGAAAAGAAAATCCATATCATTCAACTCCGAAGTCTTTATTGATTGCTCGGATGTAATCTTCGGAAGTGGGCACTTGTCCTTTTTCTTCCATTACCACATCTGTAATTAGAATACTTGCGATTACCTTGCGGTGCATATCCTGCACAATCAACTCGGCGAACTTTTGCTCAAACACATCATTACAATCATCCACACGGTTTTCTAGTGTAAGAGCATACATTCTAGCCTGTTCGGCAAGTTCTTTAATTCGTTCGTTCATACAATCTCCACTTTGCCTTCTTCGATCCACTTGTCCCAGGTCATGCAACGATAACCATTAGAAAAACTTTTATACACTGTGCCGTCTTTTTTGATTTTCTCAAAATGATAGCTTTGACGGCGAGGATCCTCTTTGTCTTTACCGTAGCACATAGGAGCATGAATCATTTTGACACGATACAAGCCTGTCTTCCATGTATCCTTGTTATAGATGCTAGTAATCACTTCATTCAGTTTGCAAACATCACCTACTTTGAGTTTAAACATTATTGTGCTCCTTTGAGATAACGCCAGCCAAGTCGTTGACCATGATAGTAAAACAACTTGCCGCACCAGTTTTGAAACTGACCCATTGGTTGCTCTAAACGTTCTTTGTCACTGATATACATTATTTTGATTCCTTAGTTGCTTGGATAGAAAAAGCCAACGACAATACAAATTGCCAACCATACACCTACTACAATTGCGGCAGCTTTGAAAAGCGCAATGATAAATGTAGGGATTGCGAAAGTTGTCATTTCGATATACATTATTTCACTCCGAAAGTGTTAAGAGAAGGTTGCAATGTGTTAATCAATTCTGTCTCACGTGCGTGAGCAGGACGCTTGCCACGTACTACTTCAACAACACCGAACACAAAACGCTCGGCACCACGTTCACGCAAAGCACGAGACAAACCCCAATCTTTGTTCTCAGTCATGGCACGTTGCATGTGTTTTTGCATACGACGGCGAAGAGTTTTGAAAACGTTGCCCTTGAATGAAAGAGCAGTCAAACCAATGTAGTACTCAAGTGTTACTGTATCTTGGATAAAGTAAATGACTTGATTGCGGTCTGTTCTACGTTTGCGGGTGATTTTCGAGTTCATGTAAGTATTATATGCCCAAAACCATTTATTGTCAACCGTTTTAGACTTTAAAATTTGAGAACTTTTTGTTGAATTCTGTTTTTGAAATGCTTACGATTTCGGGGTCGATTCCATCGTAAGTGTTAAGGACTTTCTTAACATCAAAAACACTCATTGCCCCAAATTCATAGAAACGATCCGAGTACATACCATTCATGTCTATGGCGTGCATGATAACAAAGTCGTAATCTTCGTTTCGGGAATATACTCGGTACAGTGTATAGTCTGTGTAGCGCATGATTTTCTCCTTCACTATGACTATAGTATATGCCCAAAACGATTATTTGTCAACTACAGGAAAGTAGTACTAAAGTATTACCACATTTGGGGTTCAGTCACTGGCTCGTCTTTGAGCACCTTAATAATTTCTTCTTTCTCTGTGAAGATTAGTTTACATTCTTCTAAGATTTTCCTACGTTCCTCTGCGGATAACTTTGTCCATGCGTCAACCACTTCATAAGAACCATGTGTGATTCCATGAGGCATTTCGTTGACAATGAAAGACACTAGTTTTTTCAATGCAGGAATTGTGTTGGCTGGATGTGAGCGGGACATTGCATCCATGAAGTCATTTGCCAACACACTTGTGAAGAACGACCCGGGGTTAAACCCATGCACAAGATAGTTGTAGATAGGGTCAGCAAAGTCCTTATCAACCTTATAATTTGCCATTTTGTTTTGCAGTTTGTACTTACCGTACTTTGTCAAATTCATACGAATTCCTTTAATAGATTGGTAACATATTCATCGCTACTATCACCCAAATCTTTGTCTTCGCAATATAGTGCAACATCACCGAACTTTGCTAACTTACGACCTGCGGCATCGTTGTCACAAACGGCTACTACTTTTCTATTAAGACAAGTAAGCCAGTTGCGTAAGTCAGGGCTAGGGTTGTTAGACAGTACCGCTAACGCACTAAATCCACGCTCAGTGAGTCGGGCCGCATCAAATAGACCCTCACACACAAACACGACATTGGGGCTTAAAAACAGGCTTTCCACGCCCCAGACCGCTAGCGTAGGCTGCTTTCTGTATGTGAAATACTTGCCTAGCTTGGGATTGTTGTTGGGCTTTTTGTCTCCCTCAGGACGATACTGTTGATAACCACAGAGTTGACCACTGAGATTATATAAGTAAAAAGTAGCAACACGCTCAACTTCATCAACCATTGGACGATGTAAGTCAACATCAAGGTGACGCTGTTTGAGGTGTGTTGCTACCGTTTGCATTGTAATACTTTAGTGTGTGATTGTCGCTACTAAACGCTTAGGGCCCACGCGGTGAGCATGGAGTTTGTTGTCAGTAGTGATGAACAAAAAATTGCGGGTTTTTTCTGCTTGAGATTCTTGGGAACAAGTCAAGTATTCATAGCAAAAATGCTTGAAGTCAGATTGTTGTTGGATTTGCTCAAGATAGGTACGCTGGAATTGTGTAAGCATTGTAGACTTTCAACGAGTTATTGAAGCCTCAATTATAAACCCAAACTGATTATTAGTCAAGTTTGGGTTTAGTACTTTATTCTTCTAACTTAGCTTTGATTTCCATGTAGAAGGTTTGATACTTCGCAATCCTAGCAATGTCTTTTTCAGTGACACCCTTCAGTCGGCGAATGTCTGTATTGTGTCGCAAGTCAGCCATTTTGACTTTCATTGCGTCAGGGTTAGCAAAGACACCTTCTTTGTATTCTTCGTAAGTCTGACCGGGTTGCTTAGTCAAAGCACGAATACCAACAATCACACGTTCACTGATACCTGCATCACGTAAGTCTTTGTAAGTAACATCAGTATCTTCAATCACATCGTGACCAAGAGCCATGCACATCAGTTCCTCGTCATCAGTCTTGAGGTAGTGCATCACTTTCAGGGGATGTAAAATGTAGGGGTTGCCACCTTTGTCAAACTGACCGTGATGCCCATTGACAGCAATATGTAGCATTTTGTCTAACATTTCGCCTTTTCTCATAACTCCTACTCCTTCTATCTACTGTAATTACAGTATACAGCAAAATGGATTATTTGTCAAGTTCTATTTTAGGCTGTGCGTATTCGTAGTTGACGGTATCTACATTCTCACGGAAGATAATCGCCCCGTTCTTAAGATGGAAGCGTCTTGCCATTTCAGTCTTTGGGCTCAATGTAACAAATCTAGTAACGCTAGGATGTTGCTTTTGAATCTCATTCACTGCTTGGATCAGTAACTCTTTACCCTTACCTGCTTTGTAACTCCAGATAGTATAGAACACTGCTGTAGTTGGAACCACTGCTGTTGTGTTCAAATCATTTACATCTTGTGGAACAAAGTCATGGAAGCTGACACAAACCATTGCTGTTGGTTTTTCTTCGTCTACTAACGCGGCAACAAATCGTCCCTCACTAACACGAAAGTCTGTTGGTATCTCAGGACGGACCGGATCGTCTTTGATAAATTCCAATAGTTTGTTTGAAAGGTCTTTGATGAATGTGAGCATGGCAGTAGATGTTAAAAACATATTTATGCCTTACTCAAAAAAGTAGTATATTATGCGCGGTAGATTTTATCCAGGGAACTCTTTACAAGTTTCTCACGTTCTTGTTTTGTCTTTGCACCGAGTATAGTAATGTTGTACAACTTGTCATTCGCTTGAACTAACATCGTGATGCAAAAACCGGCTGCTCTAGTAAAACCTGTTTTGATTGTAATCACACCATCATGACCAAAGTACTTGTTTGTGGGATGTGCGGTGATTGTCTTAGAACCCTCACGTACAATTTTACGTTTGTTCTTTTCTTTCTTAACAGTCTTGATACCCTCTACCGTCTCTTTGATTTCTTTTTGAGTCCTTGCCGCATCTTGTACTTGCTTAAACTCGCTTACCGCCTGAGTAAGTAAAACAATGTCATGGATACTAGAGAAGTTCATAGGACTCAGTCCAGTGGGTTCGACAAACCCCGTGTTATGCATTCCTAACTGTTTAGCATGTTCATTCATGTTATATACGAAATAAGTCATGCCACCGGGATAGTTCTCACCCAACGTAATAGCGGCGATGTTGTCGCTAGAAACTAATGCTAGTTCAATCAAGTCACGGCGAGTTAGTCGCATGCCTTTAGCTAGCTTAGTCGTGGGGGTCTTTTTACTTTGAACCGTCAACTTCTCATTGAGGTCTTGTTCTGCTTTGAGGACAGTGTATACTGTCATTAGTTTGCTGATACTAGCTATAGAAACTTCGTTCTTATCTAGTGATCCTGCAATAACTTGATTATTTGTAATGTTGTAAACTACTGTGTTTGCTTTCGCAAAGACTGTTAAAGGTAGAAACAACAAAATTATTAAAAATTTAGTCATTAGATATTTATTATATCTAACAACTCACGAACTTTCAATATGTATAGGTAAAAGTAAAGGGGACCTAAGTCCCCTTTATTACATTGCAGATCCGTTACCGTATGCGTTAGGATTGAATCCTACTTGTCCACCTTCTGCCTCAATGCGCTTGAACACATCTTCCAGCAGTATAGGTCTAAAGTCGGTTTGCTCAACACAAACACAATGATAACGCACATCGTTTTCATCACTGTACTTGAATTCACCTGTTCGCACGTTGACTCCAACAATCTTTTTCACTCTGTTTGAATGCAGGTGACCATGAATATTGGTACCAAAGCGACCCAGTGATTCAGGGTGCAGTGGGATGTGTGACAGGATCATTCCGTTCATCACGTGATATGCTCTCAGTTCGCGGAAGTACTGTCTGTATTCGTCATCACGAAAAATGTCATGGTTACCACGAATCAGTACCTTGTCACCGTTCAGGCGACCGATTGTTTTCAGGTGCTTACGATTGATAACAACGTCACCCAGATGATATACTTTGTCATTGGGACGTACTGTTTCGTTCCAACGCTTGACCATTTCCTCATCCATTTCTTCTGGATCAGTCCATGGGCGAATCTTTGTCACGCCGTCTGCCTCTGTGAATCGACAAACACCTGCATGACCAAAGTGTGTGTCACTTGTCAGAAATACTGCTGGCATAATTTACTCCTTTATTTGGTACCCTGGACGGGACTCGAACCCGTAGAACCTGCGACCTCAACGCAGTGTGTCTGCCAATTCCACCACCGGGGCGTTTTGTTTAATGATTGATTATACTATCTTTGGGGATTAATGTCAAGAGCAAAGTAGCACCCTAGTTGCTCTATAAGATAATAGTATTAGTTTTGTTATAGAATTAAAGAACGATGGGCTTATCAGGCCCTAATATTGCGTGGGTTTGTCTAGGGTGCTTATGAAAGTATACTGCCTTTTTTCACTAACAGAGCCAGTCTTATCGGCTGGGTGCGACAATGATACTTACATAAGTGTTCTATCACCTCTCACCACAAGAGTCATAGAACGGGGCTGCCTACTCCGTCTACGTATTTATTTTATTCTGGCAGTTGTTAGCGTTCAACTTCCCTGGGTTGTTTCCGTACTCTGATAGTGAGTCGTGAGGTCAAGTCCTAGCGTACCTAGTGTGTTAAGGAACACTACCATATCCTAACTCTGTGACGCTGAGTTAACGCGGGGTTCGGGGATTGATTAGGCTGACTCCCAAGCGTCCTCGGGCTTTATTTAAAGTGACGCACACTCACCTAATCAAAAATCGTTACGCCAAAGCGTAGCGGTCAACCATAACAGTCTTCAACATGATTGCTTCTGGTGAGAAGTCATCCAAGTTGCCACTCAAGATGCTCTTAGCTACAGCTGGGCTGAAACCAGAGACAAGAGCAGTACCAGTCTTGTCGAACTTAACTGGTGCGTTACCGTATGCGGCGTTCAAGTTCCAGAATACGACCTTTGGAAGTTCGTAGCCTGCGGCTTGATACTTACGGGCAATCATTTCGATTGCGGAGTCATCGTGATGAACACCTTGGTCGAATTGCATGTCCGAGAAGATAACCAATGTTTGTGGCATTTCTGCTTGTGGCACACTGTTATCTACCGCTGTCTTAAGGATCAAGTCAAAAGCCTTGTTCAAGTCGGTGTTAGCGACTTCACCAGTGTTCATCTGGTCAATCTTTTGGTTGATGTTACCCTTAAGGTTAACCAACTTAGGTGTACGGCTGAAAGTCAAGAATGTGTCCTTGAACTTACCCTTGTTCTTGTCAGCAAAGTACAAACCTAGTGAGATTGCAACTTCCAAACATGACAAGTTAGTGTTCTTACCTGCGGAGCAAGTCATAGAACCTGAACTGTCAACCATTGGCAACACGTTAGCGTCACCGATGAAGTTTGGCAATGCATCCCATTGCGCTTGCAGTGCATCCAACTCAGTCTTAGACATTGTTGAACGACCATATGAATTGATACGACCCTTCAGGACGTCATATGGGTACACTGCACCTGCGTTAATCTTCACACCTGCTTCGCCCTTAACGAGCTTAGCCACATACTCTGCGTATGAAGTACCATTACGAGTAAAGGCCTTCTTGTAACGAGCATGTGCCAATGAAGGAACATGTGAGTAGTTGATTGAATCCCAATCCTTTGAACACATTTGTGTTTCAACAACGTTAGTAAGTGCAACTAGGCTCTTACGATATTGCTTAGGAGTCATTCCGAAGAATTCACGGATTTCACGGGCAACTTCACCCTTACGTGGTGTCCACTTTGCTGCCAAACCATTACGAGCACGGAGTGCATCGCCAAGCATAGTGAATGCTTGTGTCTTTAGAGGCTTGGACTTAAACACGAGCAAGTCATCGTAACGACCCAACTCTGGAACCTTAACCATCAAACGGCTTGCGTCTTCTGGGTTAGTGTTTTCCAAGTGAACCAAGATTTGACGGAACAATTCTCGTTCACCAGAACCACCACGAACGTCACGTGCCCATTGGACGATACGCAACGCCAAGTCGGAGTTCTCAACATAAGCCGCAGTGAATGCGGGCACAATGTTCTTACCACGGCTTGCACCGATGTTATAAAACAAATCTACGCAAGCGTTTGCTGTAGACTTGCGAGCCTTCATACCGTTAGTAGTACGGGCTTCTTGGTTTTTGATTGCTTCTACAAATGTTGACATAAGAACTCCTTTCTAATGAATTATGCAACAGGATGCGCTTTTTTACTATTATGAAAAGTATTAAAGTTGCTGAAAGCATCCTAAAAAAGTATTATATCACTGTTATGATATAATGTAAATTGTTTTGGGTAACTGGATGAGCGGAACAGTGATTATTTTCTGCTCTACCTCATCCCCAGTATATCGGTTCAGTTCCTAGAGCCTAACCTAACTTGTGTCTGCGTTAGATAACATATATGTCTTTCCATAAGTCGTCAATTCCTTCGGGGCATATTACTATGCTAAGTGACAAGCACTTACCTTTCCAGGGGCCCTTCTATTGCAGATAGCGGCTTCGTTTAAGAAGTTTATGATGCTGAAATCATCCAAAAATAACAGGTTAGCTATTACGATGTTTTTAGCCTGGACGTGAACCCAGAGACTGCGTTTTTAGCCAGGACCATCACGCCTGGTTTGTTAGTCTATTTCAATAGCGACCTTCAACGATCCACAGTGTTACCTGATTCACTCCAGCCTACTACCATAGGGTCTAACGAGTCATAAAAATGATTTTATGTTGCTGCCTCTAACCTAAGAAAACTATTATACAACAATATTTGATTGTTGTCTTGTATTTTGGGTAAATTCTTGGCGGAAGAAGTGAGATTCGAACTCACGGTGCCTTTCGACACGACGGTTTTCAAGACCGTTGCAATAGACCACTCTGCCACTCTTCCATATCTTGGTGGAGGTGACAGGACTTGAACCCGCTACCTTCTGAATGCAAATCAGACGCTCTCCCAGGTGAGCTACACCCCCAAAATTTTATTTACTATCTCTTACTCTTTTCAAGTACTCACGACCTACTAAACCTTCTTCAATCTCACGCAATGCTGTTACAAACTTTGCGTTCTTTGATGCAAGTTTAGGTCTATGACCACGTTGCAATTCACGTACCCTTGCAGAAGCGATAAGGATCAAATCATAACGATTACCAACCATATCTACTGCTGTTTGACTAGTGTAGCGAACTCTGCTTTCTTCTGCCATGTTAAACTTTCGTTTAGTTAATAAATTTGGAGCGGGTAGCGAGAATCGAACTCGCAAATAAACCTTGGCAAGGTTTCAGGTTACCTTTACATCATACCCGCATTGTTTGGTACATCGACACGGTTTCGAACCGCGGACCCTCTCCGTGTAAAGGAGACGCTCTACCCCTGAGCTATCGATGCATGAATTTATTTAGTTTCTTTCTTCTCGTCCAGTTCTTTTTGTAATTCTTCTGGAAGAGGAGGAGGAACCCATCTTTCTTTCTTTGGCTTCTCACCAAAGATTTTATCTAATTTGTCGTTGTATTCACTCAATGGAATACTAAATGGACGAGGACGACTACCTTTACCCATTACTTTTCCTTACGACCTGCACGTAACTCGTTGACAGCAATTTCTACATAACTACGAATGTATGCTCTACGTTGGTTCTTATCACGGTGAGTAGATGCCATGCGCTTAACCGTCTTGCTGATTTTTACAGCTTTAGGATCATAACCTCTGCAAGTCATTAGCTAGTCCTTTGAATCAAATGATAGCCAAACTGTGTTTGGACTGGTAAACTAACTTTACCAACTTCTAATCCGAATGCGGCGTCTTCAAATGGTTTAACCATTGCGCCTTTACCGAATGAGCCTAAGTTACCACCTTGTGATGCGCTTGGGCACTTTGAAAGTTGTTGTGCAACTGTTGCAAAATCTTCACCTGCATCTGTGATGCGCTCACGTGCAGTCATTGCTTCATTCAATGTCGGAACAAGAATATGTCTTGCTGATACTTGTGTTGTCATGTGTTACCTTATGTGTTAAATTGGTCGGTGATGAGAGATTCGAACTCCCGACCCTCTGGTCCCAAACCAGATGCGCTAGCCAGACTGCGCTAATCACCGTTATTGGATGCGGGTGACAGATTCGAACTGCCGATGCACCTGGCTTATGAGACCGGTGTGGTGACCTCCCTACCCGCGTAATTATTTACTCTAAAATTCTTGGTGCGTGATAAAAGAATTGAACTTTTGACCTCTTCAATGTCACTGAAGCGTTCTTCCACTGAACTAATCACGCAATAACAGGTTCAATTTTATCGTGCTACCATTACACCACATCAGGATACCACCCCTGAGCTGGGATTCGAACCCAGACCCTCTTTTTTCCAGAAAGATAATTTTTATTGCTGAAATGAACCTAATGGTATTTGACAGGATACTTTTTACTTGCTGGCTGCTCTACCGATTGAGCTACATCGTCCATAAGAACGAAGGAGAGGTTCGAACTCTCAACACGCTAGTTGTCGTAGTAATATTTGCTGAATGTATCCTAAAATCGTTATCTAGTGAACTTACGCACTAGAAGTAACCAGTAATATCTAATACCACGAAATGGTATGATATCAAATGAGAAGTTAGTACCTGGCAGTTCTTTTGGAATATGCCCAAATGCTCGTTGCAAAGTTTCATCATGCTTTGACATACTAACTCCCTTCTTATTTTTTCATCCAGTAACTTGTCAGGTCATCTGGCATTGTGTAATCACTACGCTGTTGTAAGATAGTGACATTATTGTATTCTTCATTACCGATCCAAGGTGCACCAAGTGCTAGTGTCACTTTTACTTCATCGGTTGTGTTTGTCATACCATGTACCCAACCACCATCCATTAAGAATGCACCATCTACATCAGGTGCGGGTATGTTACCCTCTTTAGTGATCCAGTACAGTGTACTTGTTTTACCTTGCAACACAATTCTTAGTTTATGTTGCTGTGTGTTTAATTCGTTCGGTTGACAGTCTATGTGTTCGTAGTTGCTAACACCCGGTTGTGTTATCAGAGCCATTACTCTTGCTTTCATTCCCGTAAACGGAAACACTACGTTATCAAACCATTCAGTGATTATCTTAGGGGCATACGATACCCACTCAAATTCACCTTCTCTGAAATTGCTTGTGCCTTCTTGACCACTAGATCCTCCCCTAGTAGATAAGGGAATCATCTTAGTACCTCTG